CACATGGTGTCCGCTGAAAACATCTCACATCAGTTCGTTACGCGCGTATTCGGTTGCGAGGGTGAGAAGACCGAAGAAGATGGCGCCTGACATCATCTGGTCACGCTGGGCGAGAATGTACATGATCAGCTCGTCGACCACCTTAACACCGGTAGGCTTTTTTGCAATTTTTGGAACGAGTGTCATAACGACGAGGTAGATCGCCATGGCGAGAATGACGGGTCGAAGCTGCTCTTGATCTAAGAACATCTTTGTAGTATTACAATCTGCTCATATTTTTTTCGTTGTCAACTGATCACGCTTCGCTTTGATTCGAGCGTATGATTCTCTAATTCGAATCACTGCAATCTTGAATTTTTCTTCTTTTTTCGGATCCATGATTATGCCTCACCCCCGATGGCAGCCAGGTATAAGTCTACTTTTCCTTTAACAGTCGGGCACAACTCATGCACCTTTTTCGTGACCGCATCTTGCGACGCCATGATGTGTCTTCTAAACTTTTTCACGTCGATGCCCGTCGCGTTGTGAATCTCGTCCTCACTCGCGATGTCGCGAAGGGCGTAAAAGTATGCCGCTGAATAGTTCGCGTGTAAGAGAGCAATGATCGGACTCTCGTCTTGAAGCGCGGCGGTGCTGTATCTTGCCGCCTGTCTGATCAAGGTCTCGATGTCCTTGCGTCTGTTACGTCGTCCATTCTGAGACATGAGGAAGGCGACGCATGCGACAAGTAAGAGGTAGTGAAACATCCCTTCTATTTATTACATCGATAAATTTCTGTAGTGGTTGAGGACGACCGGGTCGTCGATCGTAGTCGGCTCGTAGTCCTGAAGTGCTAACCGTGCGCGTCGACCATTCTTATTCTTGTCAAGTTTGCCGGAAGAGTTGACGTAGAAGATTGCCGTGGTCGGTGCGTAGCCTCGGCGTCGCATCAGCCACCACGCTTGTCCAACGTCCGATCTGTTCTTCAAAGCCAGACATGCGTCTCGAACCGTGAGTCTGGAGTGTTCCTTCTTCGGAGGCATTACTTGTATCGGCATGTCGTTCATGAATCGATCGTAAAGACGCAGGCTCCTGTACATGTGCCCGTTCAAATCACCGAAAATGTGACCTTGGACGACCTCATGGACGCGTCCGCGATCTCGAAGGTCGACACCACTCCGTTTCAGATGACTCACGTAAAGTTTGATCGTCGACGCTTTGTAATTCTTCTGTTGAAGAAGGGTCGCAAAGTTGTGAAGAAGAGTCGTCGTCGCGGACATTGGGGTGGTACTTACCTTTTCATGATGACATCCTTTTAAGACATCTCACGTGATTGATACATGATTTGTGTTCAATGGAAAAAATGTTGCTACCTGTGTCACTGTCCATTGGACGTCGAGGTGAGCTTTGATGATGACGATGATGAGGCTATGTGGGACTTATGTATGGACTTTGTACCGGGTGAAGAAAGATTGGTGCACAACATGCTTCGATATAAGAAATTAGGTGGGCGCGTCTACCCGACGTGTAAATCATGTTTCGATTTACACTTTACGTGTAACCCTTCCATAATACGAGATCGTGAGATTGGTAAAACGAGATTGAGACGTCCACAAACGCGAGGATACACGCGAGCGGAACTCGAGGTCTGGCTTGGAACGTGCAAGCGCTTCATTCAAAGACTGCGAGCGGACGAGAACTTTGGGACACGATGAAAGAAACCGTGCGCAAGCTCGATCACATCGAACACATCCTGCTACGACCGGACACATACGTGGGGTCGACGTCGAAGGTCACGGAAGAGGCATGGGTGGTGGGTGCCGAGGGCACGTCCCTGGACAGACAGGTTTTGACGTACAGCCCGGCCTTGTTGAAAATCTTCGACGAACTCTTGGTCAACGCGATCGATCGAAACGCACTCTACCCGAAGGACGTCAACACGATCGCCGTCTCCGTGGACGACTCCACCGGTGCCATCACGGTCGAGAACAACGGACCGTTGGGCGGTCTCGCCGCGGAGATACACGAGACGCATGGTGTGTACAACCCGGAACTGATATTCGGACATCTGATGACGAGCACGAATTATGACGATTCAGTGAAGCGCATCGTGGGAGGGCGAAACGGCTACGGAGCGAAGTTGTGTAACGTGTACTCGAAACAATTTTCCATCAAAATCAAAGACCACGTGAACAAGAAGACGTACAATCAACACTGGACTGAAAACATGCGGTCGTGCATGAAGCCGAGCATTCGGAGCTTTTCCGGGGCGACGTCGTCCGTGTCCGTAACGTTCATACCCGACTGGACTCGTTTCGGCATGTCGGGTCTCGAGAAGGATTTCATACAGATCGTCAAGAAGCGATGTTGGGACGCCGCCGTGTGCACGAGCGCGAACTGCAAACTGAAATGGCAGGGTGAAAAACTCGAACGACTCAACTTGCAAAAGTATGCTGCCATGCACGGCGTCGAGAAAGTCTGCGTGGTCGAGACCGAGCGATGGTCGGTCGCCGTCGGACCGAGCGCGGACGGGTTTCAGCAGGTGAGTTTCGTCAACGGCATTTGCACAACGAACGGTGGGTCGCACGTCGATCACGTCGTCTCGGTGATCACCCAAGGCATTCTGGAGGAGATGAAGACCAAGATCCAACTCAAACCCACGCAAGTCAAGAACTGTCTTCACGTGTTCGTTCGGGCGACGCTGGAAAATCCGAGTTTCAGTAGTCAGGTGAAGAGTGAGTGCACGAGCAAGGTGGCTGATTTCGGATCCCGTTTCGAACCGACGACGAAAACGTTCTTCAAGAACGTCCTGAAGACTGGCGTCGCCGACGAGTTGACCGCCCTGTCTCGGTTCAAGGAGATGAAGGCGCTTCAGAAGACGGACGGGTCGGCGAAAAAGAGTCGCATCTCTGGCATACCCAAGTTGGACGACGCCAATCGCGCGGGCACGAAGGATTCACACAAGTGTTGTCTCATCTTGACGGAGGGCGACTCCGCGAAGAGTTTCGCCATCGCGGGTCTGTCAGTCACCGGTCGCGATCACTTTGGGGTGTTTCCATTACGTGGGAAATTTCGAAACGTCCGAGACGCCTCCGTGTCCGCGCTCGAAAAGAATGAAGAGTTCACGTCCATCAAGAAAATCTTAGGACTGCAACAGGGCAAGGTGTACACGGATCTTCGAGACTTGCGGTACGGACGACTTTTGATCCTCACCGATGCCGATCACGACGGGTCGCACATCAAGGCTCTTTTGGTGAACATGATCGAGTGCTATTGGCCATCACTCCTCCAACTCGGATTCGTGTGGAGTATGGTGACCCCGATCAAGAAGGCGACGAGGGGGAAGGATGTGAAAACGTTCTTCAACGAGTTGACCTATCAGGAGTGGGACAGTACAAAGACTGGACACTGGAACGTCAAGCACTACAAAGGTCTCGGCACGTCGTCCACGCAAGAGGCGAAGGAATACTTTCGAGAGATTGATCGATTGTCCATTCGATTCAATTTCGACCACGATGCCTCGGACTCTTTGGCGTTGGCGTTCGACAAAAAATTGGCGGATCAGAGAAAGGTGTTCATCCAAGTCAACACGGCGACCCCGCCGACGCCCTTACCGTACGGAAACATGCGAACCGTGGACATCACCGAATTCATTCACAGAGATTTCGTCAACTTTTCCATCGCCGATCTGAAACGATCCGTGCCCAGTCTCATGGATGGTTTGAAACCGAGTCAGAGGAAAGTCTTACACGCGTGCTTCCTTCGGAATCTGTCCTCTGACATGAAAGTGGCGCAACTCGCGGCGTACGTGTCCGAAGCCACCGCGTACCATCACGGCGAACAGTCGTTGGCGGAGACCATTGTGTCCATGGCACAAGATTACGTCGGGTCGAACAACATCAACCTTCTCGTTCCGTCTGGACAGTTCGGGTCGCGGTTGATGGGTGGGAAAGACGCGAGTCAGACCAGATACATCTACACCCGACTGAGTCCTGTCACTCGAAAACTGTTCGACAAGAGGGACGACGACGTGTTGACACCGGTGATGGACGATGGGAAGGCTGTCGAACCTGAATTCTTCGCACCGATCCTTCCCATGGTCTTGGTCAACGGTGCTCGAGGCGTGGGCACGGGGTACTCGTGCGACATCCCGTCCTTCGACCCGACGCACATTCGAGACAACATTCTACGAGCTTTGGGTGGACAACCGATAAATGAACTCGTACCGTTCTTCAAGGGATTCAAAGGTCGAGTGTTCAAGAGTGGTGAGCACACGTGGATGACCGAAGGGATATGGGAACGCGGTCGGGTGTTGGAGTTGCCACCGGGTGTGTGGACACAGAAATTCAAAGAGACTTTGGACGGCATGATTGAAGACAAAACCATCACGGGATACACCAACAACAGCTCGACGGATGACGTCGATTTCACGATCCAAGGGTACACCGGCACCGATCCGTACGCCGAGTTTGGTCTTCGAAAATCCTTCGCCGTGTCGAACATGCACCTGTTCCACCCAGAGTCGGGAATCAAAAAGTTCGCCACACCCGAGGACATTCTCATCGATTTCATGAAGATCCGACTGAAATTTTACAAAATGCGGAAGGATCACTTGGTGAAAACCATGGCACGCGAGTGTCGAGTGTTGGAGTGTAAATCCGTATTCATGAAGATGGTGCTCAAACGCGAGATCGAAGTACTCGGTCGCAAAAAAGCGTTGGTGATTCAGGATTTACAAGCTCATAAATTTCCGACGATCGAAGACTCGTACGACTACCTCTTGAAAATCACCCTGAACCAGTGCACGGAAGAAGCCGTGGTGAGCCTTCTGCAATCTTCCGAACAGATGAAGAAGGATCTGTACGTGCTCGAAAACACCGAACCCGTGGACATGTGGAAATCGGATCTTAAAAATTTGTAACGTAACACTAGGAATGAGTGGTGGCGAAGCCGCGAAGATCGCACTCAAAGCCATCGGCGCACAGGACACGTTCCTGCTGAGTGGCGAACCCGAGGACTCGCTGTTCCATTACACGAACAAACAACACTCCCAATTTCGAAAGTACCATCGATCGAAGAATGTCAACAAACCCGGCACCGCCAAGCCGACGTGGCCATTCAACGAGACCATCACCGTGAAATATGAACCCCAGAATATGGGCGACCTTCTGTCCAACATGTGGGTGAGTTTCAGACTGCCGGCGCTCACCAACGGGAAATACTGCGATCAAATCGGACGACACATGTTTCGAAAGGTCACCATGCGCGTGGACGAACAGATTGTGGAAATTTTTCACAGCGATTGGGCAATCATCTACGACGAACTGTACCAAGAGATTTCAGAGAAAGTCGCGTCGAGGTTCTTGACGAATCGATCATTGGCGTACGACAGTTCAGAATTGAACACGGAGATCAACGCGTACGCGACCCAAGTCATCGTGCCCTTGAATTTCTTTTTCAGTCGACGGTACGCCGGGGACGAGCACTCGGTGATCGAACCGAACCGTCCGTTTTTCCCCACGTGTGGAATTCACAAACAAAAGATCGAGTTCGAGTTTGAGTGGTACCCGCAGACGTTCTTCACGGACACGTCGGGTACGGTGACGCTCTCGGAATTC